CCAAACATTTAGTACACCATTTTTGCGTGTTCCTGAGGGTAACTTGTCGTTGCCGTTTGTAGATGTACGTTACACTGTGCAAGGTTACGTTCGTTTCGGAAGTGATAACCTTTATCCGCAGTACATGAATCAAATGTACTACATGAGTCCCTTACATGGGTCTATTGTAGACTTTAAGACCAACGCAACTATTGGAGGTGGGTATACTTTTGATGAGAGCAAGTTGACTGACATGGAGAAAGTAGTGCTTTATGCCTTCGGAAAAAAGATAGGTTTCAAAGACACGCTTAAGACAATCACAAAAGACGTTATTTTACACGGACGTTGCTACTTTACCATCGAGTTGAAAGGTGGGAAGACGCACAATGTAAAAAGAATAGCCCCCGAAAAGGTTAGAATAAACCAAGCGAAAACTTTGTACGCTGTTAATGAAGATTGGCAGTTTGGTTTGCAGATTAGAACTTACGAACCATACCACCCGGAATGCAAAGACGGAACTTACCTATACGCATACGAACAAAAGTCAGTCGGACAAGACTATTATCCTTTGCCGCAGTACACCAGTGCGTTAAACTTTGCTTTTTTGAGTGGTGAATTGAGTTATTTGCAGAAATCAAACATACAAAATTCAATCTTCCCTTCGTTTGCTATGATGTTTCCTAAGAAGCCTCAAGGTCCTGAAGAGATGCAGTTAATAAAAGACACGGTTAACAAGTTAAAAGGTGCGGAGAACGCAGGAAAAGCCGTTGCATTCTTTGCTAACAATAAAGAGTCACTGCCCGACTTGGTGAACGTACCAACAAATAGTAACGACGAATTGTTTAGAGGGGTTTCAGAATTGAACACGGAGCAGATTTGTTTTGCTCATACCATTGACCCTATTCTTTTGGGGGTTCGCACTTCGGGGGCTTTGGGTTCGGGTAGTGACATTAAACAAGCCTACGTTATTTTCGAGAAAAACACAATTATTCCTTTGCGTGAAACCATTACGGACGTGATGAACGGACTTTTACGGGCGGTTGGTATCAATGCACATGTTGAAATAACTAACTACCAAATTGTAAACGAAACTATTACAGCCGTAGACGAACAAGGCAGCGAAGTAACTAACGCTTTGAACGCAATGAGTCCACTCGTAGCTACAAAAGTACTTGAGTCAATGACCATAAACGAAATTCGAGCAATGGCAGCACTTGCACCCGTACCTGACGGGGATGTTGTTAAGTCACAAATCGGATTAATACCGCCTGCACTATGATTTATTTCGTAACCGAGAACTTTCTAAAAGTAAACACTCCCATCACTCGTAACGTAGATGTGACTGATGTGTTCCCATACGTTAAACCTGCGTCCGATATGCGCTTACAAGCTATCCTAGGCAGTTATTTCTACAACTATTTACTGACTCAATACAACGACGAGGACTTAACACCTGACGAAGTTACGTTAGTGGAGAAAATTCAGTTCGTAGTTGCATGGAGAGCAGCCGAACAAGCCGCTTTCGGACTGACTTACCAACTTAAAAACAAAGGTATTCAAACTCAGTCGGGTGATTATTCAAGTTCAGTGAGTCAAGGTGAGACGGCATTTGTTATGGACCACTACGGACAGATGGCTGCTTTCTACGAGAAAAGACTTATCAACTATTTGCTAGAATACAAAGCACTTTACCCACAATTTACGAGCGACCTCAATAGAGATTCGGACATTAAGCCCGTGGGAGGTTGTGGGAATAGAGGTGATTATGACAATACCATGATGGTTATCTGATGGCAGACCAAGAAATAAATATAAAACTCAACGGGATTGCACAAATCCGTTCGGAACTTAAAGCCTTAAAGGGGGAACTTGCCAACGCAACCGACCCCAAACAAATGGCGGAACTCGGTGAAAAGGCGGGTGAACTTTCGGATAAGTTAAAAGACGCAAACGAACAGGTTGCGGTCTTTGCTTCGGGTTCACGCTTTGAGCAAACAAGTAATGCGTTTGGCTTGATGAAGTCCCAATTAATGGACATGGACTTTGAAGGGGCTGCGTCAAGTGCTAAGTTGTTCGCTGGAAGTCTTGGGAAAATAGACTCCAAAACTATTTCTGCATCTTTAAAAGGTTTGGGTTCTACTATTGCTTCGGTTGGTGGTGCATTCCTTAAACTTGGCGCACAACTATTGCTTAATCCTATCTTTTTACTCGTTACTCTTATTGGTGCGGTGGTTGCTGCATTCGTTTACTTAGGTAATAAATTAGGATGGTTTGACGGAATAGTCAAAATGTTAACGGCAGTTTTTAAACCTTTGGTAGATTTAATTAAATACTTTTTGGACTTGCTTGGTTTAACCAACTTTGCAGCTGAGGAATCAATGGCGAAAACTACCGCCTCACTCGAAAAGGAAAAAGAGCAAAGAGAGCAGATTCTTGGGCAGATGGACAACAAAATTGCCTTGATGGAAGCCGAAGGAAAATCTACCTTAGCGTTACGAATTGAGCGCAATAAATACATGCAAGAGGAAATTCAGAACCAAGAAAAACTACTTGGGTTCATGAATAACAATTTCCTAAACCAAACCAAACTATACAAAGAGACGGTAAAAGCCAATAAAGACAAGGCGCAAGAAATCAAAGTCGAAGAGGTTAAACTCAATCAGGAAGTAATTGCCGAAGGTCAAAAGGCAGCCGAAGCACAAAAGCAATTTTTAGCGGATAGGTTAGCAGCTACACGTTTAATTCAAGACTTGACCCTCGGGGTGATGGAAGACGGAGTAGAAAAGGAACTGAAAGCCAACGAATATAAATACCAAAGGCTACAAGAAGACCTACTCAAAAACGAAAAGTTTAACGAACAAGAGCGTATTGCTTTAAATGCTTTATACGTTGCCGAAGCCGAACAAACTGCAACTGCCATAAACAAAAAATACGTTGACGCAGAAGTTAAAAAGAATGAGGAACTTGCAGCTAAAAGAAAAGAAGAACAAGACAAAATAATTGCAGACCAAGACGCTTTATTCGCACTACGTCAGGCGTTGACAAACACACAACAACAAACAGAAATTGCACAAATAGTTGCGGATAGCGAAGCCAAGTTAGCACTGGCAGGAATAACCGCAATTGATGAGGTTTTAATTGCAGAAGATACACAAAAGAAAATTGCTGAAATAGAGCAAAAGTATAGAGACGAAGAAATTGAAAAGACAAAGAAAGCCGAACAAGAAAAACAAGCCGCCAAATATAAATTAGCGGAAGACTATGCAAATGCGGTGAATAACTTAGCGTCTACGGTCTTTACTATATCTGAACGTTTTGGAAAGCAAGACGAAATAAGCAAAGAAAAAAGAGCAAAGCGACAATTTGCAGTTCAGAAAGCAATGCAACTTTCACTTGCTATTATAGACGGGTTCAAAGCGGCTCAAGCGTCTATTGCACAAATGCCACCCGTAACACCTTTAGGTATTGCTGCGCTCGTTGCTACTATTTCAGCATCGGTTGCTAATGTTGCAAAAATTGCAAGTACTCAATACGGCTCAAAAAGTTCGGGCGGTGGTGGCGGTGGTGGTACTGACGTCACAAGCATGGCAGGAAATGCAACTGCGGGAGGTGGTGCGCCTTCATTCTCACTATTCGGACAAGGTAATAACCAAAATACCACGGGAGCAGCGCAAGACGTACAAAGCAACACAAACCAACTCACGGTTAAAGCTATTGTAGTCGAAAGTGACGTTACAAGCACCCAAAACAAGGTTAAGAAAATGCAAGAAAACGCTACACTATGACGAGTTATATTACACTACTTAGTAAGATTGAGCAGTTTTGTAACGCTCACTTGCAAATAAAGAAATACGGGGGTGAATTTCGAGAGCAAATGCCGAACTTTTCTACCAAAGATGAAAAGTACCCCGTTGTTTTTGTCGAACCCGTTAGCGACTTGGAAGACCTAAACACGAACCAATTTAGCATTAACGTTTATTGTGTTGACATTATACAAAAAGACCGAGCAAACCTAAACACTATTGTAAGCGACTGCCAACTTATTCTTAAGGATATGTACGTCTATTACATTAACGACATGGACGCTCAACTTGACGTAGTAGGTACTTCGACCATGACAC